ATAGGTCGGTGACGGCGTCTGAGGAGGGGGTGGGACACAAATCTGGGTGCAAGTATATATATACACACAAGGTTAATAACTCATACAAACAAAAAACATATTTAACACATTTCATCTTTTTATGTTAATATCAGATTTTAACCACGAGGTATCCTATGGAAGAAGATATGATGGATATGCAGGTACAACCTGTTATGCAACCAGAACAACCGATGATGCAAGGGACTCCTGCCCCCCAAGAATCTCCTGGTCAAATGCAACAAGATTTAGACCAAATATCAGGATCTGAGCAAGAAGAGGCTAAACAAGCCCTCATGCAAATTATAAAAATTTTACAACAAATGGTATCTCAAGGTGCTACAGATGAGCAGATAGAGGCTTTTTTGCAAGAAGTTGGTATAACTATGGAAGAATTGCAACAAGCTAGGGAGATGTTTGGTATATGATGAATATGAAGCAGATGTTAGGCGAAGCTGGTAGAACCATGTCAAATTTAGATATGCTAAAAAATAAAAATATGCGTGACATTTTAGGTGAAAGTGGTAAAACTATTTCCAATACTGATAAAAGAATTGGAGAAATTATGGCTCGTATGCCAGACGGTGGGCCCAGATTTGAAGACAGATCTCCTGAAAACCAAATGTTCTCTATTGACGCACAGATAGAAAACCTTATGAAATCCTACAATATGCTTGTAAATGCCAATGAATTTGGTAGAGCACAGGAAGTTGCAGACCAAATAGACCAACTACAACAGCAAAAAATAGGTATTCAAGCTCAAAATGTACCGTTTATGTTGCAATCAGGACCTTTAACAGACCTATCTAGTAAAATAGGACCTATGATGGGCACTCTTGGAGCTATGGGCGAAAGTGCTAGAACCATATCAAATCAAGACAGAGAAGCTATATCTAGCCTACTAGATTCTATATCTGAGTAGCCAAACATGGCTACAAGAAAGGAAATACTTTCAGATCTAAGCAAAAAGATAGCCGAAGGCAACATTCGTGAGGCTTATCGTGACTTTGAAGAACTACCAATAGTAGATCAAATAGCTGTAAGCATATCTCCTGGCGTTGGAGATGCTATTGCAGCCTACGAGGTAGCAGAGTTTGGTCGTAGAGCTAAAACCAACATACAAGACAAAGATAGACTAGGTGCTGCAGGCAATATAGCCTTGTCTGGATTAGCTGGTATAAGCTTAATACCCTTATTACGATTCCTTCGTGGTGCAAAAGCTGTAGCAAAAACTGGTACGAAAGTAGCAGAGGCTCCCAAGAAAACCGAGAAACCCCCTGTTGAAGAGCCGTTACAACTTTCTGCACCCAAGGATCTACCTGAAGTAGAATTACCAGAGGTTTTGCCTTTTGTTATTAAGTCTGTGGATGAACTTGCATATGGCACGACACAACCATCTTTACCTATGCAATCTAAAGCAAGAAAGTTTTTACATGGATATTACAAAAAGCTTGATCCAGATATTAATGAACTTAGTCCAGAGGATTGGGTAAAAACACTGACTAACCCAAATAACGAAATACCACTTGGCGAACTTAGATTGCTTAACGTTTTAGATGAACTCAATCAAATACACCCAAAGCTCATAAAAGAGGCTGCAGGATCAGAAAAAATATCTAAAGGATTCCTTGATAATTACATGGAGCGTCAGCAAAGAGATGCTTTACAAGTAAGAGGTGCCCCGCCTGGTAAATTAGAATCACCAGACACTACTTTTGCAAACGAAGCTGTAAAACGTACTCAACAACAAAAACTATATTTTGTTCGTGGTGCTGGTGAACAAAGAACTAGACCTGATCATTATAGAGATCTTGTTTATTCTGACGGCGTAAAGGGCAATAACGCCTATGCATTTGATGGTGTTGGCACCTTTAAGCCTGAACTGAGACTGCAAGGATTAAAAGACAATTTTGCTGCGGGAGATTTGCCTGAAGATAAAATGTACGCTCTATCTCCAGAAATATTTGAAACCATAGAAAAAGGTTTAAAAGAACTTAACGTACAAGATACAGATACTTTTGCAGATATTTTCAGAGTGCAATCAGATTTTATGAAAGAAATAGGTGACTCACGTAATTTTGTAAATCCTAAAACAGAAGCAAAGAAAATTAAAGATATTTTAAGATATAACAAGTTTGTAGATGAAATAAATCCAATATTAGCTAATACAAGATCTATGGATACTCTTGCATCAAGCACTATAACTAGAATGGATGCTACAAGTGATGTTAAAAAATTAGGTGTAGATGAATTTACAATAGAGCCAAAAGACATAGAAGCTATAACTGGTAAATCTTATAAAGAATCATTAGACAAATCACCAGAAGAAATATTTTATATGCTTGATGAAACAGGTAAAAAGCAAAAATATATTGATGTACCTAATAATCCTGAAGCATTATCACAAGCATACTTTAAAGATTTATACAAAGACGATAAAGCTTTTATAGATTTACAAAACGGTGCACGCATTTTAAAGAAAGCTGTAGTGCCTAAAATGGATTTTTCTGGTAAGTTTAAAATAGATCCTTACTTTGAAAAGTCTACCAGTAATGAAATGAAACTTCCTGTTAGATTTAACGTATTACAAGCATACAAATCAGGGGCAGATGGTGTGCATATAGGTGACGCACAAGCAAATGTAGAGGGTTCTCCTAGTATTATTTTAGAAAAATATGCAAGAGGAGAAAAGGAAATAGATAAAATATTAAATGAACTTGGTATTACTAATAAAAAAGGCGTAACTACTAAAATATCAGGAACAGGCACAGAATATGACGGCACTTATCTTAAATTCACGGATGATGTGAAAAAGGCTATTGAAGAACAAGGTATTAACGCATTTAAGCTTGGTGGACCTGTAGATATCAATAAAATGTTAGCCGAGTTATGAACCTAGCACACCTATCTGACCAAGAAATAAAAGAAACCTTAGTTCTTAAAGAACGCCTTGAACTACTGAAAAATCAAGCAAAATGTCAAGATAGTTTCTTAGAGTACGTTAAATACATGTGGCCAGAGTTTATTTGTGGTCGACATCACAAAATCTTTGCACAAAAGCTAGAAGACGTGGCAAACGGCAAAATCAACCGTTTAATCGTCAATATGCCCCCCAGACATACTAAATCAGAGTTTTGCTCTACCTATTTTCCTGCTTGGATTATGGGTAAGCAACCAAATCGTAAGATCATGCAGACTACTCACACAGGCGAACTAGCTGTAAGGTTTGGTCGTAAGGTCAGAAACATGATGGATACCGATGAATATAAGCGTATCTTTGACAAAGTAGAACTACAAGCTGATTCTAAGTCAGCAGGTAGATGGGAAACAAACAAAGGCGGCGAATACTTTGCAGCTGGTGTCGGTGGTGCTATTACAGGTCGTGGTGCAGACTTGCTTATCATTGATGATCCACATTCCGAACAAGATGCTCTTAGTCCTAGTGCTCTTGAATCGTGTTATGAATGGTACACTTCTGGGCCTAGACAGCGTTTGCAACCTGGTGGTGCCATTATATTAGTCATGACGAGGTGGAGTACTATAGATCTCACTGCAAAACTACTTGATGCACAGAAAGAAGAAGCTGCAGATCAGTGGGAAGTTGTAGAGTTTCCTGCCATATTTCCTGAAACAAACAATGCTTTATGGCCAGAGTTTTGGCAACTAGACGAGTTAAACAAGGTAAAAGCATCACTACCTGTACAAAAATGGAACGCACAATGGATGCAGAACCCAACATCTGAAGAGGGATCTATAATCAAGCGTGAGTGGTGGAACATCTGGGAAAGCGACTCATTACCACCTGTTAGCTATATCATTCAAAGCTACGATACTGCTTTTTCTAAAAAAGAAAACGCAGATTATTCTGCTATATCTACTTGGGGTATCTTTCGTCCTACACCAGATTCACCAGATTGTATTATTTTGCTAGACGCACAAAAGGGTAGATGGGACTTTCCAGAACTCAAACGCATAGCCTACAACGAATACAAATATTGGGAGCCAGACATGACACTAATTGAGTCAAAAGCCTCTGGAACACCATTAACGCATGAACTTCGCAGATTAGGTATACCTGTTGTCAATTATTCGCCAACAAGAGGACACGATAAATCCACTCGTATGCACTCTGTTGCACCTATATTTGAGTCTGAACTAGTATATGCACCACAACGTAAGTTTGCAGAAGAAATGATAGAGGAGTGTGCATCATTTCCTTTTGGTAAAAACGATGATTTATGTGATACTATGACTCAAGCTCTGATGAGATTCAGAGAGGGTGGTTTAGTTTCGCTTGAAGATGACTATTCAGATCAAGAGAAAGCACCAGTTAGAAGGGTATATTATTAATGGCGATAGAAAAACAAATTAATCCGACCGTACTCAACGAAGAAAATCAAGTCCCATTAGGTGATGAAGGCATGGAGATAGCCTTAGCTGCTATTGAAGATGCTAGAGAAGAAGATTTCATCATGCAAGAAGATGGCAGTGCAATACTAGAATCTAGCTTGCAAGAGGCTACCGAAACAGGTTTTGATAAAAACTTAGCAGAGTCTATGGAAGAATCAGAACTTATGCAGATAGCTAATGAGCTAGTAGACGGCATAGAAAAAGACAAAGCATCACGCGAAGACTGGGAAAGAACTTACACAGATGGTCTTAAATACTTAGGTATGAAGTTTGACGATGAAAGATCTGAACCTTTTGAAGGTGCATCTGGTGTTATACATCCACTCCTGGGTGAAGCGGTAACTACATTCCAAGCACAAGCCTACAAAGAATTATTACCCTCTGGTGGACCAGTAAAGACACAAGTTGTTGGTAGGTACGACACAGCAGTAGAAGAGCAAGCACAAAGAGTATCTGAGTTTATGAACTATCAGATTGTGCATGTTATGGAAGAGTTTGATGAAGAATTAGACCAAATGCTATTTTACTTGCCTTTAGCTGGATCAGCCTTTAAAAAAGTCTACTACGATGAAAGTTTAGGTAGAGCTGTTTCTAAGTTCGTGGCACCCGAAGACCTAATCGTACCGTATTACACCACAGACCTAGAAACTTGCCCTCGTATTACTAACGTGGTCAAAATGCCTGAGAACGAAGTAAAAAAACTACAGGCTATGGGTTTTTATCGCAAAGTAGATATAAATTACAGTGATGATATAACTAACGCATCAGATGTAAAAGAAGAGATAGATAAATTATCAGGCATAGAAGCATCGTATGATACTGGCGAAGTATCGATATTATACGAAGTTCATTGTAATTTAGAACTAAATGGCTTTGAAGATACGGACGAAGATGGTGAAATGACTGGCGTAAAACTGCCATATATTGTCACTATTGATGCTAATGCTAACGAAATCCTTTCTATACGTAGAAACTTTGCACAAGATGATCCGTTGAAAAATAAAATAGAATACTTTGTGCATTTTAAGTTTTTACCTGGCCTAGGATTCTATGGGTTTGGTTTGACGCATATGATTGGTGGTTTATCCAAAGCTTCAACCAGTATTCTTAGACAATTAATTGATGCGGGTACTTTAGCAAACTTACCTGCTGGATTTAAAACACGTGGTATTAGAATACGTGATGAAGACACACCTATACAACCAGGAGAGTTCAGAGATGTAGATGCTCCAGGTGGATCGCTTAGAGAATCAATTCAACCATTACCATTCAAAGAACCTAGTGGTACTTTATTAAACTTGTTAGGTATCTTAGTAGACGGTGGTAAAAAGTTTGCGTCTATAGCTGAAATAAATACAGGACAAGGTAATCCAAATGCTCCTGTAGGTACAACACTTGCGTTGCTAGAAAGATCAACAAAAGTATTATCAGCGATACACAAAAGATTACATAATTCACAGAAAAAAGAGTTTAAATTATTAGCTCAAGTATTCAAAGAATATCTACCACCAGAATACCCTTATGCAGTTGCCAATGGTAATGCGACTATTAAATTAACTGATTTTGATGAAAATATTGATATATTCCCCGTATCAAACCCTGACATATTTAGTCAATCTCAGCGTATTGCCATGGCACAAGAAATGATGGCATTAGTACAATCTAACCCACAAGTGCATGGTCCTAATGGTATTTATGAATCCTATAAAAGAATGTACGCTGCTATCGGTGTAGACAATATAGAACAGATACTTACACCACCGCCTCCTACAGATCCTAGACCTTTAGAGGCTGGTTTTGAAAACAACAAGCTTTTACTAGGACAACAAGCACAAGCGTTTGGTCAACAAAATCATGACGCGCACATAGCTACACATATTGCTTTGTTAAAAACACCGCCAGTGCAAATGAACGCACAGGTGCAAGCATTAATACATTCACATATTATGCAACATTTACAGATGAAAGCAGATGTTTTAGGTGAACAACAAATGCCACCAGATGTTTTACAACAGTTTCAGCAAATACAACAACAAGCACAACAAGCTAATCCAGCAGAAGCAGAGCAGTTGGTACAACAAGCTGGCGATATACTGGCACAGTTTTCTGCACCAATTATGGCTCAACTCATTACTGAATATAGCCAAAGCGTAGCAGATCCTAGTGATGAAGATCCTTTAGTGGCTATAAGAAAACAAGAATTAGCTCTAAAAGGACAAGAGTTGTCGCTTGAGCAACAACAGTTCTTACAAGAAGAGCAACGTAAGTCACAAGATGCACAACGTAGAATTAACGTTGATAAAGAAAGAATAGAAAGCATGGAAGATATAGCAGAATTACGTGATCAAACAGCTAGAGCAAGACTAGAACAACAAGCAAGATTTAAAATGATGGAAATGGAAAACAAAAAATAAAACTTGCAAATTTAAAAAACACACATAATAATAAGGCTCATGATTAAAAGAACAGAAATAAGTCAACAGAAAACCCCAAAAGTATTAAAAAATAAAAATGGCTATAGTAATAAAGGCAACGTGTCTTTAAAAACTAACGAAGGCACATTTGATACTAATACTACTCCAAAGCCTGGTATGGGCAAAGGTAAAGCCAGAGGAATGGGCATAGCCGAGTTTGGTGGTAAGTTTTCTGGTATTTATTAATGGACTCGATTTGGCTTGCTAAAAAATTTATAAAAGAAATAGAAGCTAGAAGAGAGGACACGAAAGACGCTATGCTCGCTGGGTGTAGCGATTTTGCACAATACGAATTTCTGCGAGGGCGTTACAGTTCTCTAGCCGATGCAGAAAATATATTTAGAGAACTGCTAGGGAAAACACAAGACGATGACATCAAAGATACAGGTACCTGATCATGTTGCTAGGTCTATAGAGGCAGAGCAAAACCAAAAAGAATCCAAT